CGAAGCTTTAAACTTCGGGGCCCGGGGCCCTATGAGGTGTCAAACTCATAGTGCCCGATTTCCAAGAGATATCGCTATCAAGTGCGACGCGCCCTTTTCATGGCGCGGAACATTAGACTGCTTTTGATCAAAGTTATTTGGACGTGCTTCCTTTCTGTCTTCGCTTTCTGAAAAGAAGGCGGGTTAGAAATCTCAACCACGGTCTTTAACCACTCATCAAAGGGTGGTATAAGATCAGGTGAGTACATTTCAATGTATGTAGAGACGTCGGCGGCGAGTGCATGCACTTTTCGCCTTAAGTCTTGAAATACACCGAAAATTGGAATGTCGAGTCCGTCTGCCGGTTTTTGGCCAGAAACAAATCTGAGGTCATCAGAACTAGTACCTAGGGCTAAACCCCATTCGTACTGAGTTTCAGTGACTCTCGTTAAGCCAATCTCAAGGATCTTAGCGAATTCCAAGATCAAGGCATTCCGCAAACGCGGTTTGAGTTGATTCTCGAAACAACTAAGATTGGCCGTGAGGGTAAGAGCTTCACAGCTCATACTCTCTTCGGTCGTTACCGTGTTAAACGGTAAACTCCAAAAGGTTGAGATCATAGGGGCCCATCTAGCGAAAGCTGGATTCCCCCATATCTTTAACAAGCTTAATATTTGGCCGGGCGTATTACCTTCTCTAAATAACTCCCATCCGTGCGATTGCATCGTACGTAGGAATTCTACTATAGAAGGAAGTTGTTTTGATGACTCTTCTAAGCCCGAAAGGGCAAAGGGAGAAATCTCTTCCCTATTCAGGAAGACTCTAGACGCGAACTCAAAGAGTTTATTACTCTTGAAAGTTTTTGTTGGTGAGAAAATAACCCCTAATGATAGCATAATCTTTTCGTACTGTGCAGCGACTTCGCTGTCGCCTATAACAATGTCGTCACCTAAAAGGTGATACTTGTTAAATGGAAATTTCTTAACTTCCATTGCAGCTATCTGCACCACAACGTGGTGTGTGACACTGAAGGCGGCCCAGCTTGAGTATGCTCCCATTGGCTGGCCTACGGCGTAAGCTATAGGACCAGACTCTGATGTATACTTCTCGCTGATTAGGATGTGGGCCCAAGCTGTAGCTCTTTCTTTTCCGATGAGATAGGAGAGAACCTCTTGCTGTAAAGCAATTGGAAATCTATCTGTCGCATCTTTAAGATCGAAGCTATACCAAGGACCGGTCATCAATTCTTTTGTGAAAGCTGACTGATTAAAGGTACAGTCTTGCGGAAACTTTGCTAGGAGTTTAAATAACTCTTCGTGCAACGGTTTCAACGCACACTGTGACCAATAATCTAGTTTGGCTATCACTCTAGTTTTACCTTCTTTATCGGGGATAGCAGACACACTTCTTACAGTGTCTGCTGTTCCTACTCTAGAAGGGTCCAAGCAAGCAGAAAGCTTGTCGTATTTGTCTCTAAGGGTTAATCCCCCTAGAACACAGATTGATTCTTTTAATGACATACTCTTTAACTTGAGTACCTCGGAGAGAGAATCTACGATAGCGTTCTTACCAGATGGAGATGACTTAGTACTTAGGTGATAACTGGTGAAATCACAAGTTAAAGATGACTTCTTAACCTTTAACCATCTAAAGACTCTATGAATATTTTCAGTAAAGTCTTCTACCTTAACGGTAGGACCCGGAAGGGTTATAGAGGTGAAGTTAGGAATGATTGGACCTTTGAATGCCTTTAGAACACATAATAGTGTTAAAAGGAATCTTAAGTCCATTTTATCATCGCTGGTAAGGAGTTCCGACATTGGACCTAGGTCCTTTGGGATACCTCTCTTATCAAGCCTGATAAATTCTTTAACCACAAGCACGGGATTACCTGCGAGATACTGAAGACAAATGGCGCGAATGAGTTTCATTCGTTTCATAGTCCAAAGTAGACCGCAGTTTTCCACGTGACCTTGTATCTTTGCAAACCAATGGTTTGTACATTTATTGTACAAATCACGTTTGTCTCGATTGGCAGATATTCTTGGAATTATCCATCTTATGATGGTAGTTTTCAATTTATTTGTTAGTAGTTGATTCATCTTAATTAGTTATAAGCCCCGTCCACCACCTAAACGCGGACAAGAAGTCGCACGAGGGAATAGGTAGAGAGTATCGGTTTAAAGACCGTATCGGGTGATACAGGACTCCCCATGTTCCTTTGACAAGGAACCGG